TCACCTCACCGCCGTCTTTGCGACCAAAAGCACTTTTAAAAAAAGCATTTCCGACATCCCTCATATTCAGCGCACCTTCGGGCGTTGGTAAACCTGCAAACGGTTGTGTACTATTCAAACTACCACCCCCAAAACCCTCTAAATTACCTCTAAACGCAGTTTGACCGGCTGATGGATTACCAATTTGAGCTTGCGGGATTCTAGCGCCAGATAAATCTGCCATAGACGGAGCGCCAACTTGGTTGAAACCCATTTGCGGTCTATCTCCTGTAAATTGACCACCTCCAGACATACCGCTCCCTAAATCAAATCGCTCTTGAGCCATTTGCTTTACCTCTTCAACAAAAGGTTCAACTTGTTCTTGAGCAATGCTGTTTGCTAACATTTGTTTTAAGGGATTAAAGGCACTATCTAAGCCTCCTCCTAATCCACCTATGCCACCTTGCATAAACCGTCGTTGAAACATTCTAAAACCCTCTGTTCTTCCTAGTGTAACAGAACTTTTGCAAGGTTTCTATCAGAAATACTATTACGTTGAAACTGCCGCACGAGTATCACACCTTAACCAGTTAGATCCATCACCAAAAGCAACTACAGGACTTCCTGCAGCGCCGTCTGAAACGTATATCAAAGTGCCTGTCTCTACCGTAGGCAGCGAAGCGACTGTGTATGTCGGCAACGGAATCCCAACCGTGTTATTTGCGGCTGTGGACGATTTGATTCTTAAAATTGTATTTGTTTCGTATACTGTACCTACCTCATCACCAGAAAGCGACGACGTTGGTATTTCAATTAATATCGGTTTTGCAATCGCAGGATTAGTTATTTGCGTTGCAAATACAGAAAAAGCACGAACAACTTCGGCCATATATTGTTGAGTATATTGTTCAGGTGGTACAGGAAAAAACGGGACTGGAGAAATTGACATTATCTTCTCCCATCCGGACGAATATCAACACGAGGAATTCCTAAACGCCATAAGACGTTAAGATCTGTTGATTGAATTTTAAAGGTAAAACTCCGTCCCCTAAGTCTTGTTTGATATTGATCTGTATACTGATCTACAGGAACATTTGACGATTTAGTAATAGTGTTTGTTGTCGTAGTCTGTGCAGTTTGACCGGGTGCGTTTTTGGCATTCAGTATAAAATTTACCGTGGTATCATCAACGTTTGTCTCTCTGAAATTAAGATCTGGTAAAACACGACTAACAAAAGAAAATTGATTACCATCAGAAATACCAAGGTCTCCTGATTCAATGAAAGAAGTCATTGCCGAACCATCGGCTTTTGCACCAGTTTCATGATTAAACAAATAATTATCTGTTCCGGTAGCTACAGGCAGTGAAGATATTCCGCGATCTAGCCATGCTGTTCTATTCAAAGTTCCTACAAACCAAAGGTTTTCTGAGTAATTAAACACAACATATCTATCATTTTCATCTGAGCTTGAAGAAGGATAAAACCACCATACTTCTGAAAATGAGATATTTGCTCCTGCTACAACCTTATCCGATTGTGCCGAATTGAAATCATCAAAAACATGGTCTCGAACTGTACAAGGTATGCGTTGAACAGCACCTGAATAACCATAAAACTCTGCCGATCCCATCCAATAAACAGCGTCGTCTATACCAACAGCGGCTTTAGGACTTGCAATGCTGATATTACTTGAAATTAGAGTTATACCGAAAGTAAAAGGAGGTCCAACAAACTGCATTGCATAAATAGCTGTATCTGTAAAAACCAGTATTTGCTGTCTTGTTTCAATGGCTTGCATAATTTTTGAACCAGAATCAATCCTTAGATCACCGGCAGTGTTTGTTGTTGTTGGAAACCAATCAATAGGGTTTTCTTGGCTTGAAAATCTTATAAGCATAGGATCTTGAACACCATCACCTTGCGTATCCGAAGAAGCTCCTAATCCATCAGCCCCAAAAGCAATAACGTGGCGATCTCTATCTGATAGTAATACTTGCGCTGCTTTTTGCGGGACAGAGCGAGGAGTGCCAGTTAGAGTAGATAGCTCTATGCCACGAGTAGAAACGCCATTAGTTTTGTCCCAATAAAATATCTGACCATTTCGTTCATTAAAAATTAAATCTTCTCCAAAATTATCATGAGACCATATACGAAGATTTGTGGTGGTAGTCGCCGTCCCGGTAGATACTCCTAATCCCCATCCGTTAAAGTCATTCGCAGAATCTGCGTTACCGGAAGCTAATCTAACCACAGAGCCGTCCGCATGAGAGGTAGCCGTTGTTCCTAAATGCCCCCTTGTGCATCCTGTTAGATTACTTGAACTTATACCACCTACCAATACAAGTTCCGTCCCACCTATAAGAACTACGTCTGTAGCCACAATACCTGTAACAGAGGTTAGTGTAATAGTTGTGTCACTATCACTTAAAGTTCCACCCTCGTTAAGAGTTGTTTGTAAAGCACCGTTGTTCGTACCACCCCAGAGACCCGCACCCCAACCAGTGCCATCAACTGAAGAATTAAGACCTGTTCCTATCTGATACGTGCCAACCGTACTTCCACCACCATTGCCTGTATCACTACTATTTGCAGTTACCGCTGTTGCGTTTAAACCACCTGTAATTGTAATACTTTCAATGGTGCTAACAGTGCGTGCAGATATTTTATAGGAGTTACCATTAATAATTTCAGTGATTTGATATTCTT